CGGCTACGAGCTGACGACCGCGGGCAAGCAGGCTCAACTCAAACACGGGAGGTCTGCAGCATGAGCCCCTTCGACGGCATGCCTGATTACCCCGACTACGACGACGTCGCCGCGCTCAAAATGCCGCCGCACAGCACCGAAGCTGAGCAGGCTGTCATCGGTGGCTTGCTGATCGCGACCAACGCATTCGACGCGATCACCGACCTGGTCGCCGAAGCCGATTTCTTTCGGATCGAGCACCGCACCGCGTTTGCCGCAATCGCGCATCTCGCTGAAGCCGGAAAACCGCACGATGCCGTGACCGTGTGCGACATGCTCAGCGCTACCGATCAACTCGATCGGGCTGGCGGGTTTGCATACCTGCTCGACCTCGCTAAAAACACGCCAAGCGCCGCGAACATTCGCGCCTACGCCTGCGCAGTGCGGGAGCGCGCCACACTGCGCAACCTGATCACCGCCGGGCAGGCGATTGCCGACTCGGGATTCTCGCCGGATGGCCGCTCCGCCGCCGAGCTGATCGACGAGGCCCAGGCCGTAGTGATCGCGCTGGGCGACACCGGCAGTGCCGAGCAGGATCTGCACTGCGCCAGCCGCATGAAAAACCTGATCACCGAATGGGAGCGCCGCGCTGCGTGTGATGGCCTTGTCGGATTGTCGACCGGGTTTTCAGCGCTCGACCAGCGCACCAACGGTCTTGGCGCTGGCAACTTGATCATCCTCGCCGCACGCCCGTCGATGGGCAAAACCTCGCTCGTGATGAACATCGCCGAGCACTGCGCTGTCACCGAAAACAAGCCCGCGCTGGTGTTTTCGATGGAGATGACCGCGGAAGAATTGCTCGATCGTATGGCGGCGGCAGTGGGGAAAATCCCCTACGAGCTGATCCGCACCGGCAAGGTTTTTGGCCACCCCGACCACGATTCCCGAATCATCCCCGCGCTCGGGCGCATCAAATCGGCGCCGCTGTACATCGACGACCGCGCCGGGCTGACGATCGCGCAAATGCGAAGTGCAGCTCGTCGTGTGCATCGCCAGAGCCCGCTGTCGCTGATCGTGGTGGACTACCTGCAGCTCGCCGTCGGCAAGGTCCGATCGAAGACCGACAACCGTGAGCAGGAGATATCCGGCATCTCGCGCGGCTTGAAGGCTCTGGCGAAGGAGCTGAAATGCCCAGTCATCGCGCTATCGCAGCTCAATCGCAATGTCGAAAACCGGGCGAACAAGCGCCCCGTGAATTCCGATCTGCGCGACTCCGGCGCCATCGAGCAAGACGCCGACGTGATCTGGTTTATCTATCGCGACGAGGTCTACAACGAGGATTCCCACGACAAGGGCATCGCCGAAATCCTCTGCACCAAACAGCGCAACGGCGCTCTCGGCGTCGATCGTCTCGCCACCAATCTCGCGCACTGTCGATTCGAAAATCTTTCCGCCGGATATCAGCCGCGCGAGCACGAACCCGCACCGCGCAAACAGCGAGGATTCAGCCTGTGACCGCCAAATTCTTCATCGTCGCCGAGCGCGACGGAAACATCACATACCGACCTGCCGAAGAAACCATCGCCCGCAACCTGGAGTTCGACGCGCCGCTGCCTGATCGGGTGCTGGCCCAGGCCGACACCGATGAGCAGGCGCAGCGATACGTCAACCTGCTGCGCAACAGGAGCGCTTCGCAATGACCCACCGCACCCGACGAAGCGCGCAAACGCCTCGCCGAAATCGTCAAACAGCACGGGCTCTGACCATGACGCGCCGATCGAAAAACTTGAAAAAACTTGATCCCCATCAGGCCGGTGACGGGTATTTGCGCCAGGGCGAATACCAGAAGGCCAACGGCCGCGGATTGCTCCTGGTCGTGATAGCGATCATCGCGATTTTGATTTGGGCGGTGCTGGCATGAACCGCGAGCAATGCGCAAAACAATTCGAGCAGGACGATGAATTCACGTTTCACAAACTGCGATACCTGAACGATCGCGACTCGGTCGAGAACCGCGTTGCGTCGGGCGAGTGGCTGCTCGCTGCGGGATTTATCGGGCTCGATGGGAAGCAGATTTTGCCGTTTGGGAGGTTGCCGAAGTGATCACGCTGTCATTGCCGTACCCAATCTCTGCGAACCGCTACTGGGCATCACGCTGCATCCGCGACAAGAAAACCGGCCGCTACATGGCGCTGACGTACATCACCGCCGAGGCGAAGGAATACAAAAAACAAATTCAGAATATCGCTGCGCTCGTCGGCATCAGGTCTCCGATCGACTGGCGGGTCGACACTGTGCTCGAGCTGTACCCGCATCGTCCGCTTGACTGGCAAAAGCGCATGCGCACGCTCGGCGAATACTGGGACGACAGCGTGCAATGCATCGATCTCGGCAACTGCGAAAAGGTTTTAAGCGATGCACTGCAGGGAGTGATTTTCACAGACGACAAATGGATTTGGGACATGCACAAGCGGCGCATGGAGCCGGATCAGCACGGCGCTCGCATTGTCGTGAAGATCATGCCGCGCGCGCGTGTTGTCGCGCAGCCGTCGCTACTGGAGGCGTCAGCGTGACCCAGCGTCTCAGCTACCAAGCCGTCGCCCTCTGCCGCTCCGACGAGTTCCAGCGCTACATCGAGCGCCGCAAACACCTCGTGTGGGGCACGTGCGGCGAAGACACCGCCGCCGAATGGCTCCGCGAGCAGTGCGGCATCACCAGCCGCGGCCAGCTCGACACCGACCCGGAGTGTGCGCGGAAGTTTGAGGTTGTGCGCTCCGCCTACCGACAATCCCTCGCCAGCCCCGCCTGAGTTGACAATTTTTGTCACTTCCCGAAGACTCCGCGGCTAAGTGCGCCGAATGCCTCCGAAACGGCGCCGATTTGCTGTCTTTTGCCGCGAACGAGCCCTATGCCTGACCTACCGATTGAGCCTATGGCAGCACGAATCGACCAGATCACCAGCGTGGGCACCTACGGCGGAGCCGCGGCAACTGCGGCAACCGGGTTGTTGAATTGGCTGGGGGCCAATCAGTCCGGGCTGACCGTGCTGGCGATGCTGGTGACGGCGGCGGCTACGGTGTTGTCGGCGCTGTACGGCATGTACCACCGGCACAAAGTCCGCGAGATAGCACGCACGCAGGGATTTAGCGCGCTTCGCAAGGGTGAGCACGACGAATGAGCGGGTTCAAGTTCGGCGCCAGATCAGAAGCGAGCCTCGTCGGCGTGCATCACGACCTGATCACCGTTGCCCGGATGGCGCTGCTGCGATCAGAAGTTGACTTCGGCATCACCGAAGGCCTGCGGTCGCTGGAGCGACAAAAAGAACTCTATCGCGCCGGCGCAACGCAGACGCTGAACTCTCGACACATCACCGGTCACGCCATCGATGTCGCTGCCTTCGTCGGCGGCAAGGTGGCTTGGGACTGGCCGCTCTACAGCCACATCGCCATCGCATTCAAATCCGCTTCCGCCGATCTCGGCATCCCGATCGTGTGGGGCGGTAGCTGGAAGACGTTAGCCGATGGGCCGCACTTCGAATTGTCACGGAGCAAATACCCATGAACGCAACGAAAGTCGGCATCGCCGCAAACATCGTCGGCATCATCGTCGCGGTGCTCGCGATATTCGGGATTGAGGTTGACGAGGAAACCCGCAAGGCGCTGATCGCGGGCATTACCGCTATTGGCCTGGTGATCAATCAGGTGTTGATCATGTGGGCGCAGCGACAACAACCGGTGAAGCCCGACAACAAATTAATTCCGGAAGTGGCGCGACCGCCGATCAACAGCGAAAACGGATTTGCGCAAGTCCATTGCATGGCGCTGCTGCTGGCGCTCGCCGTCACGCTGCTGAGTGCGTGCGCCGTGCAGCCGGCGCAGACACCACGCCAATCGTTGCTCGCGGCATATACGGCCGCTGAATCCGCTGCCAATACGATCGAAATCGCAAAGCACGATGGCGTTATCGACGCGGCGAAACGCGATGAGCTGATGGTCTCGGTGAAGCAGGCGCGTGACCTGCTCAATTCCGCACGCGAAATCATCGTCAATGATCCTGCTCCCGGCTCGGTCAACGACACGCAGGCGCAAGCCAGTCTGCGCGCTGCGCAAAACATCCTGTTGACCATTCAGGCAGCGTTACCGAAGGAATCGACGCCATGAGCAATCCCGTACAAACCATTTCCAGTTTGTTGACGCTGCTGAACGCCGCAATCGCCACGACCAGCAACGTTGAGAAGTACCGCATCACCGTTGCGGATGCTGTCGCCGCTGGGCGCGACATTTCCGATGCAGAGCTGGCAAAGGCTGCCGGCGATTTGGATGCCGCGATCGATGCCGCCGAAAAAGCCTGAAGCCAAACAACTCACCAAGCTGATTGAGGAGATACACCATGAAATCGATGCGATTCGCACGCCTGCTGATAACGATGGTCGCTGCGGCGCTGTGTTTTGCTGGTGCGGCAAATGCGGCTCCGTCGCAGGCGTGGGCGGCGAGCTGGACCGCACCGACAACGCGGGTCGACGGTACGGCTCTTTCCGCGTCTGAGCTTACAAAGTACACGCTGAGCTACACCGTCGACGGCGGCGCCGCCCAAAGTGTCGAGATCACCGGCGGCGCAACTGCGTCGAAAAGCATCACCACCAACCTCGCTGCGCGCACCACGCCTTACGTGCTGGTTTTTTCGATGACCGCCACCGATACCGATGGCAACACATCGGAGCCCAGCGCAGCTATCACCAAATCGATTCGTGTGAAAACTGCATCGCCGAATAAGCCGGGCGGATTCAAGATCGATGTCCAGTGCACGAACGGTTCGTGCAACCTGATCATTCTCTGAGGGCATTCCAAAATGGCCGCGTTCAACAAAGTAAACGTGTTCGTCGAAAACCTCGCGGAGAAGGTGCACAACCTCGGCGCCGATACGCTGAAATTGCTGCTGACCAACACCGCGCCAACCTCGGCGAGCGCGGTTAAAGGCGACCTCACCGAAATCAGCGCAGGCAATGGCTACGCTGCTGGCGGCCCGGCCATCACGATTTCTTCTTCGTCGCAAACGTCTGGCACATACAAACAAGTGCTGGCCGACGTGACGATCACGGCGAGCGGCGGCAGCATCGGCCCTTTCCGATACCTCGCGTATTACAACGACACGCCAACATCGCCCGCCGATCCGATCGTCGGTTACTACGACTACGGCAGCTCGATCACGCTGGCTGATGGCGAATCACTCGTAGTCGACTTTGATGGCTCGGCCGGCGCGCTGACACTCGCCTAACTCACGCAGCCCTGAAGATCACCGGAGGCAACATGCAACGCGAAAAATATCCCGAGCTTTCCGACCAATTTGATTTTCTGCGCGAGGAAAAAACGAAGCTCGAAGCTGTCGTCAATCCGCTGCGCGAACGCCGCGATGAGCTGCAGGCAAAGATGCAGCCGCTCGTCGAAGAGGATCGCGACCTGATTGCTCAGATCAAAGAGCACATGCCGCGCATGGCAGAGATCGACAACCAGATCGGTGCGCTCGCCCGTGCGATGGGTGCGCGTGTCGCCGGGCACAGTGGCGAGTAATTGAATTGGCCGACACGACCGTTGATTTCGGAATCGGCAACACGACCCGGTACTTCTCTGTGCCGGGCGTTTCTATTCCGGATGACGACTGGGCGCTTGGTAGCTGGGGCCGGATCGAAACGGTTCCCGGTACAGGTTACGGATTTATCGCCAGTCTCGGCTCTGCCGGCGGCTCCGAAACCTTGCAGATGTACTTGCAAGACAACGGGCCTGATTACTCACTGATTGTCCGCTATCGCAGCAACGGCGTTTTTGTCGATTACACCACGGTCAACTTCCCTCACACAGGATCGACAAACCTTCTGTTCCTAGCTCAGCGCGTAGCCGACGAGATACAGGCATACGTCGTTGAGCTGGGGGATACCGTATCGGCTCCTGGCGCCAGTAACGATATCACTGGCGCGCTCGGAGTGCCGGCGGACACTTTGTACATTGGCACGCGTTCGGACATCGACACCGGCTCAATGTGGGCCAATCCTTTTGGCGAAGTCTTTTTTCTTTCTGGCGCCAACCTTTCATATGCGCAAATCGAAGACATTGCCGCAGGCGCTCACGCAGCGGACATCGCCGGCCCCCTTACCTTCGACCTGCGCATGCGCACCAGCAACGATCCGGAGCCTGATGTCAGCGGCAACGGTTACGACGCCGATCAGCACGGCTCAGGCTGGACGCTGACTGACGAGTTCTTTCCGGATGGTGCGACAGAACTAAATATCTCCGCTGAAACTGGCGCCTTCACCCTCACAGGTGTCGCAGCGGCCGTGCGAGCACAACGCAAAGTTGCCGCTGCTGCCGGCGCCTTCAATCTGGCGGGGCAGGCGATAAATTTTCAGCGTTCGCGCCGCATGCCGGCCGCCGTAGGCGCCTTCACCCTCGCCGGCCAGCCGATTGGGCTGCTCGAGCAGCACGTTCTGCATGCGGTCGCCGGATCCTTTGCGCTCACGGGCATTTCGGCAAACCTGCACGCCACTCGACGGCTGCCTATCAGCGCCGGCTCCTTCGCACTGACTGGCACCGCAATCAACCTCACGCACGTCTGGCGGCTCAATGCGCAGACCGGTGCATTTGCATTGACTGGTGTCGCCATAGGACTTGCAGCGCAGCGCAAAGCCGGTATCGGCACCGCATCCTTTGCGCTCACCGGTAATGACGTCGCGCTCACCCTTCTGCAATCCGGATCGATGACCGCCGACACGGGCGTATTTGCGCTGACGGGCAATGCCGCCGGCCTGCGCACCTCGCGTCGTCTTCCGATCAGCGCGGGCGCCTTCGTGCTCGCAGGCAATGCCGCCGCGCTGTCGCGGCAGTACCGACTCAACGCCGCAACCGGTGTTTTCACACTGTCCGGCGTCGATGTGGCGCTGCCGGTCGATAGCGAAAAAACACTGGCCGCAGAACCTGCCGTGTTCACGCTGAACGGCCAGCCGGTAAATATCGCAACGATGCGCAAGCTGCCGCCGGCAGTGGGCGCGTTTTCGCTTTCAGGCAACGCCGCAGCAATCAGCCGAGACCGCGTGCTCAAAGCCGGCACCGGTGCATTCGTGCTGAGTGGCGAGCGCGCAAAACTCGTTTATAGCGGCGCCACACCGTCGACGGGCGCCGACCGCGGTGGCGTTTCCGAAGGCGTCTCTTCTTCAATTTGGGAAAGGTGCGTTGCATGACGATCGTGAAAGCTGCTGCAACCACGGCGTGGGCATTTGAATTCGATGTGCGCGTGCATCCGAAGAAATTCACCGGCTTCGGTTTCAGCGGATCGGATGCCGTCACGCTGCAAGAGCAAGGCGCCACCGACAACGCCTGGCAGGATCATATCGACGGCACCACCGGCTTGCCCGTCACGCTGTCCGCTGACTGCACCGGGCTAATCATCAAAGGGCCGGGCGCGTACCGCTGGAACAAGGGTGCAACCACCGGCAGTGTCGGTCTGCGCGCATTCAACTTGGACAAAATCTGATGAGCATTCCGCGCGGACGTGTCGTCACCCTCTCGCCCTACCAGCCCCGGCAAGTATTGCCGGTTGCCATTCACCGCGGCGACGTACTCGACGTGTCGATCAAGTGGACGCGACTTTTGCGCAGCGGCGAAACGCCCGACGAGGTGATTAACGCCGCGAACGTGTCGTCGCAGGGTGTTTCGATTTCCGATGTGGAATACGCCGGCAAATATCTGAATTTCACCGTGTCGGGTGCGCAAGCCGATGGCGAAGCAAAAATCTCGATGGCGATTTCGACCACACTTGGCCGCACCATTTCGCGATCGCTGCGCGTGCCGACGGTTTGGGAAGATGCGGTGATTAATGCGGTTACAGATCCGGAGCCGCCTGCCGGAAATGATTTTTTTATTACGGTCGGCTGGGAAGACTCACAAGTCGAGACGCGATATTGGGGGTACGGCCAGTATTGGTTAAATCCCGAAGAGGAGCCAACTGTTATTACGGGGGGCGACATTGATCATTCGACCATTGGCGGGACCGCCATTATCGGAATAATGATTTACACGTTTTACGAAGAAACGACGCCCGACACCTTCATCATGCTCTTGGCCGGAAATTTGGAGCAATCATTTTTTCAATCGGTGACCGCAGAGAACATAGGAATTTTTTCCTCTGGCGATGCCTTTTTCAGTTACGACAGTGTCAACAACGTTTCTAAATGGGAGTGGGGCGTTAATGCGCCGACAGGAACGTGGGAGCCAATCGGCGGCACTAAGCTTGTGGCGATTGAGTTGTAGCTATGGGAAAGCGCGCCACACACGACATCGCACCGATCATGCGCGCCGGCTTCGCGAATGGTTTGCGCCTTTATGCGAAAAAAAAAGGAATGACGATTCCGGAAGTATTTTGCTCGTGGCTTGAGGAAGACTGGCAGGCTGTTTTAACGAACATTGCACGCTACACCGTGCGCGAGGCGAAGATTTCCGGCCAGGTGCAGCATGACCATAAACATACCTCTGAGCCTGTATCCAACACTCTTAACTGGATTGAAGAACTTATCGGAGACGCAACGGAAGGCGAAATTGCGGAACCTGTGCCGTCACGATCTGTACTTCCTGTTGAGATATGCGCTGCGGAGGCCGGACATTGAACACACGTGGCTTTATCAGCGATGCAGAGAGGTGCAGGCCGAGCCGAACGGTCGCCTTGATCTGTGGGCGCGCGACCATCGCAAGTCAACCATCATTACTTTTGCACTCACTATTCAGGACATTTTGTCCTCGCATGGTGATGATCCGCTCGATCATTGGGGCGGGCGCGAAGCTACGTTCGGATTTTTCAGCCACACGCGCCCATCAGCGAAAGGCTTTTTGCGCCAGATCAAACGCGAGTTCGAACAGAACGGTTTTCTTAAATCGATTTTTCCGGATGTGCTTTGGGAAAACCCGGAAAGCGAAGCGCCGCAGTGGTCCGAAGACGAAGGCATTGTCGTTAAACGCAAATCCAACCCGAAGGAAGCGACGGTCGAGGCGTGGGGTCTGGTCGATGGTCAGCCGATCGGTAAGCACTTTCTTGTGATGGTGTACGACGACGTTGTGACGAAGGCCAGTGTCAACACGCCGGAGATGGTGAAAAAAACAACGGAGTCGTGGGAATTGTCCCTGAACCTCAGCACCAGCGGCGGCATTGAGCGCTACATCGGTACGCGCTACTCCGACGCCGACACATACAAAACCATCATGGAGCGCAAGGGCGCCGTGCCGCGCATTCATCCGGCAACGCACAACGGCCGCGCCGATGGTGATCCGGTGCTACTCACGCCGGCTGAGCTGGAAAAAAAGCGGACGCGCATGGGGACGTTCACGTTTTCCGCGCAGATGTTGCAAAACCCGGTGCCGGGCGACACCGCGTTTTTCCGGGAAGAAGATTTCATTCACCGCTTCACGATCGATGAGCTGCCCGCGGACCTGAATATCTTCATGGCCAGCGATTACGCCGTGAGCGAAGGCGAAGGCGATTACACGGAGCACGGCATTGTCGGCATCGACAGCGAAGAGAATTTCTGGATTTTCGATTGGTGGAGCGGCCAGACGCGCGCCGACGAGTGGATCGATGCCGGGCTCGACCTGGTGCAGAAGCGGCAGCCGCTGGTATGGGTCGGTGAGAAGGGCGTCATTCAGAAGGCTGTCGAACCCTTCCTGACGAAACGCATGGAGCAGCGCAGCGCGTACTGCACGCTCGAATGGATCGCACGCACGCAGAACAAGGCCGCGATGGCGCGCTCGTTCCAGGCGATGGCATCCGCCGGCAAGGTGCGCGTACTGCAATGCGCCTGGGGTGATGAGCTGGTCGCGCAGGCGTTACGTTTTCCATTCGCCGCCAATGATGACAAGGTCGACGTGCTCGCGCTGTTCGGCATGATCCTCGATCAGACGTGGGGCGCGATTGCGAAGAAACCGCAGGAAGAAGACCCCACCGATATGTGGGGCCGGAAATTTCGGGGAGAGGACTCATGGCGGACAGCCTGAAAAAAGAGCACGACACCGCCAGCGGCGACAGCTGCAGCAAACGTTTCGAAGATTTCCAGGACTTCACGTACGAAGAGCGTAAGCGCGCCGAGCGCCGCCGCGATTATCGCGACCTGAAACAGTGGACGGAAGATCAGGCCGAGATACTGCGCGCTCGCGAGCAGGCGCCGATTGCGATCGACTTTTTCGGCAAGAAAGTAGATGCGCTGATGGGCGTCGAAATTAATCGACGCACCGACCCGAAGGCCTACCCGCGCACGCCCGAGCATGAACAAGCTGCCGACGCGATCACTGATGCGCTGCGATACGTCGAAGAGTCCACGCAGTTCGATGCCATCGCGACCGAAGTTTTCGAAGAGAAGATTGTTGAGGGCTATGCCGGCGCGGTTATTGACGTCACGCAGAACGCCAAGGGCGAATATGACGTCGCGGTGCTGCTCGCACATTGGGACCGCGTTTATTTCGACCCGCACAGCCGCGAAAAAGATTTCAGCGACAGCACGTATTTCGGCATCACCACCTGGCTCGATGTTGCCGACGCCAAAGACCTATTCCCCGAGTCTGCCGCCGATCTCGACAACATGCTCGGCTCGACCACGATGCGCGACACCTCTTTCGATGATCGCCCGGTCGAATGGGTCGATCGCTATCGCAAACGCGTGCGCATCAATCAGGAGTGGTATCTCGAAAGCGGCGTCTGGATGCTGGTGTATTACTCCGACACGCTGGTGCTGCGCGAGCCGGCTAAATCACATCTGCTCGATGCCGACGGGCAACCCTGCTGCCCGATGGAGCTGCAGAGCGATTACGTCGATCGCGATAACAACCGCTACGGCTACACCGAACGATTCATCGACTCGCAGGACGAGGTCAACCATCGTCGCAGCAAGGCGCTATATATGCTTTCGTCGGCGCAAGTGATCGCCGAGCAGGGGGCGGTGAAAGACAAAGACGCCACGCTGCGCGAATTGCGCAAAGCGCAGGGGTATACCGAGATCGCTCCGAACAAAAAATTCGAGATCGACCGCAACATTGAAATGGGGCAAGCGCAGCTCGCGTTCTATCAGGAAGCCAAGGCCGAAATCGAAGCCGACGGCGTAAACCCCGAACTCGCCGGCCGCACTGACCAGGCTATCAGCGGCCGCGCATTCATGGCACGCCAGCAAGGCGGCATCACGCAGCTTGGCCATATTTATTCGCGGCATTCCGAATGGAAAAAGCGCGTCTACCGGCAAATGTGGGCGCGCATCCGCCAATACTGGACTGAGCAGAAATGGATACGCGTCACCGATAACGACGATGCGCTGCGCTGGGTCGGCCTGAATATTCCGGTGACGATGATCGAGCAAATCATCGAGCAGAAGACCGGCATGGACCTCGCGCAAATTCGCCGGAAGTACGGTCAGGAAATGCAGCAGTACGTACAGCGCGACCCGCGCCTCGGCGCCATCGTCGAAACGCGTAATGAAGTCGCCGAGATCGACGTCGACATCCTGATCGACGAAGCGCCCGACACCATCACCATGCAGCAGGAGCAATTCGAAACGCTGGCGAAGCTGCTCTCGTCGAACGTGCCGCCGCCGATGTTGAAAGCGTTGGTCGAGCTGTCTTCGCTGCGCAACAAGAAGCGATTTATCGATGCGCTCGAAGGCGACGAGCAAACGAAACAGGCGCGCCAGCAGCAGGAACAACAGCAGCAGGAAATTGCCCAGCGTGGCGCTGTTGCAGAGATTCGCGAAAAAGAAACCAAGGCCGATCTCAACGAGGCGAGCGCCGCCGACAAGATGGCCAGTGCCGAACAGCGCCAAGCCTCAACGCACATCGATATCGCCGACGCCATACACCCTGCACCAGCCCTCCCCGCACCACCCTCCGCTACAGTCCCCGCTTACTGATCCCGATGCCGGTGAAAGCCGGCCTTATCCCCGATATTTCCCGAAAATACCCGCTTGATTGACGCAAATAGCGTTGACAATTTTTGTCACTCGGCTATTGTTCGCCCCGAACTGACAATTTTTGTCACCTGCCGCCGAGGTAACGGGCGTCGACGTGGCCGCCGCACTGACGGGCGTGGAGTGGGTACATGACCGATCTGGATAGCTTGGACAGTGTTTTGGGTAACGACGATGGTGAAGCCAGCAATCTGCCGCTGGAAACGCCGACCAACGAAGCCCCGGGCGATGAGCTAGACACCGATGCGCCGCCGGCACCGGAAACACCGAAAGCTGAAGACCCGCCGGCCAAAAAGCCGGACGAGGAATCCGAAGAGTCGTGGACCAAGCGAGCGGTACTGGATGAGCGTCGTAAACGGCAGGAGCTTGAGCGAGAAATCGCCGATCTTCGCGCCAAGGCAAAGCCCGACGCCGTGCCCGAAAAACCGTCTCGACCCGATATTTTCGAAGATCAGGAAGGCGCCTTCGGGCACCTGGAAAAGGCTTTCGAAGCTCGGCTCGCCACGCGACAGATTGAACTTTCGCAAGAGCTGATGCGGGAGAAGTACGCCGACTACGACGAAAAGGAATCGCTATTCGTCGACTTGGTGAAAGCTGACCCGTCCCTGATTCAGAAAATGCGCGCTGCTGCTCTACCGGCGAAATTTGTTTACGACCACGTGACCAAGCATCAGCAGATGCAGGAAATGCAGGACGTCGACGCCTACCGGGAAAAGATTCGCGCAGAAGTTCGGGCCGAACTGGAAAAAGAGCGCGGCGAAGAAGCCGAACCCGCAGCACGCGAAACCCAGCCTCCGCAACTCGTCGGTCGACGGTCGGCAACCAAAGCGCCTGTAGCGCACGAAAGCCTTGAGGACATCCTCGGGCGATAGCCGGTCGTCATGATGCGCAGGTGCGATCATGGCTAAC